AGCAACGCGAAGCTACCCAGTCTCAATTCTTTATAAAATGTAATAGAGGAGATGGCGGCAATTACGAATTAGTAAACGAAATAAAGTTAGAAGATATTAAGGTATCTTCGGAAGTCGATTCTACTAAGGCTCCTTCTAAAACAGTAAAGTAACGGTATGGCTACTCAATACCGGTACTTACTCGCTGACCTATTAACTAACTCGATTATTGCGGAGCTTTCGCTTACCGGAGTAAATTTTACTCAGCAGTTAAACTCGGCAGGAACCTTTACCGGGCATATCCTTTTATCCGGAGTTAATTCCGCCGGTCTAAATATCCCTGCTTCTACGATCCCGGGACGTAACGCTATCTACGTAGATCGTAACGGTATCCTCGTATGGGGTGGAATTATTTGGAACCGAGAGTATAAAAGCTCGGATCAGAGCCTTACTATTACGGCTCGAGAATTTGAATCCTACTTCGAGCGTCGGCGCATTACGACGACTTTAGGATATACCGGAGTAGATCAGCTTACGATCGTCCAGCAATTAGTCCAAGCAGCGCAATCCGTACCTTACGGCAATATCGGAGTCGTCGTAGGTTCTGAGACTTCGGGTATTACCCAGTCTCGTATCTATTACTCCTACGAGCTTAAAAGCTACTTCTCCGCTATCCAAGAGCTATCGCAGGTAAATCAAGGCTTCGACTTTACGATAGCCGTAGCCTACGACGGAGACGGAAACCCTACTAAGACTCTTAAGCTCGGGTATCCCCGTCTCGGTAATACCTACTCCTCTACTTCGGCTACCGTCCCAGTCTTTATTCTCCCCGGTAATATGGTCGAGTACGTATTTCCGGAGGACGGCACTAAGGCTGCTAATACTCTTTACGCTACCGGAGCCGGATCTAACGAGGGTAAGCTAATCGCTACGGCTATCGACGCTACTAAAACTGCTGCCGGTTGGGCGCTTCTCGAGGACTCGGTAAATTACTCCGATATTATTGACTCGACTTTACTCGCCGGATTAGCTACCGGGCAAGTAAACGCGGTCTCTTATCCGCCGCAAGTTATTCAGATAGCGGTACCAGCTTACGTCGATCCGGTTTACGGCTCTTATAATATCGGGGATCAAGCTCGAGTAATTATTACAGATAACTTCTTCCCTACGACTTTAGATACTAATTATCGAATAATCGGACTAAACGTCAATCCCGGTGAAGATGGACCCGAGAGAGTTACTATTACCCTTACTTATACGACTAACTAGGGATCTTTATGCCATATATAAATTTACCGCCGGATTTTCGCTTACTCTTCGATAAGTTAAATCAACGGTTACAGAAGCTTGAAACGGCTACTCGATTTACCGTACCTATCGTAGCTACTGATCCGACTAATTACCGTAAAGGCGATATGTGGATTAACTCGACTTCTAACACCTTAAAAGTTGTCGACTCAGTTGGTACTATTAGGACTGTAACTATCGTCTAAATAATATCCCGAAAGGGTGCTAATGGCTGCCTCTGATTGGTCTACTATTCTTTACTCTTACTTCTTCCTTGCCGCCGGGCTAATAGCTTTACTTGGTTATATAGCGCGTAACTTTATAAAAAATCATACAGAGGATATTAGAGACGATCTAAGTAAAATTATGTACGCTTTATATAATGACGGTAAAACCGGACTAATAAATAAAGTCGATCATCTTATAGAACACCAGCAACAGATTAAGATCGACGTAGAAGTAATGAAATCTAAAGCCGAATAAAATTTATATAGGAGAAGATGAAAATGGTTTACTCGTTTATTCAAGCTAAGAATTTTACAAAAGGTCGTAATAATAAGATCGTCCGTATGGTCGTACTTCATACTATGGAAACTCCTGAGAGCAAGGGACGAGCTTTACAAGTCGCTAACTGGTTTGCCGGCTCTACGGCTCCGCAAGCTTCGGCGCATTACTGCGTAGACGATAAGGAAATAATCCAGTCCGTAAAGGATGAAGATACCGCGTGGGCAGTTGCCGATTTCGATCTTAATCAGCAGTCTATATCTATCGAGTTAGCCGGATCAGCTTCGCAGACGGTAGCTCAATGGAACGATACTTACTCTAAATCTGAGATGAGTCACCTAGTCGAGCTATCGAAAGAACTCTGTAAAAGATACTCGATCCCGGCTATCCACCTTACGCCGGCTCAGATCCTCGACGGTAAGAGTAAAGGTATCGCTTACCACCACGATATTACGATAGCTAAGAAAATCGCCGGTGGGCATATTGATCCCGGCGCTAATTTTCCTTTAGCTAATTTTCTTAAAGCAATATCTAACTAGGGAGAATAAAATGCTAGAAAAGCTATCGCCGCAATTACGCCACGCTTTAATTACTTTACTCGGTTCACTTATTACGGTCGGCATAACCTATATCCATAGCTTCCACTTCTCGAAACCCGTTGAAGCTTTAATAGGATCGTCTATCACCTCTTTAATTTTAATCATTACTCCGCTTACGAGCCAGTACGGTGTCGTAGAGCTTGATCCGAACGGGACGCGTAAAGAGGGATAGTAAAAGCACGTAAAATGGTATAGTAGATTACGAAGAGCCTCGACTTAGGAGAAGAAGTCGAGGCTCTTTTCTTTCCCGACTCCTAAATGTCTACTTTACCGACTTCTTCACGAATTTCTTGCTACTGTTCTCCTAAGAGGAGGCAATATGAAACCCGAGGAATTAGGTTTAACGGTAGAGATCGAGGAAATAACTCCGGATCTAGCTCAGGCTTATCTAGCTAATAATGCTAAACACCGGGAAATTAAAGAGGAAAAAGTTAGAAAGATCGCCGGGGAAATGTCTACGAATAACTGGCAGCTTAACGGTAAAGTAATTATTTTCGATTCTAATGGAAGATTACTTAACGGTCAGCATAGGCTATCGGCTTGCGCTCTATCCGGGCAGACTTTTACTACTCTCGTAGTCCGAGGCGTTAATCCTGACGCTTTCGATAAGGCTCCGGACTAATGTCTTTGGCGAAATCTTTAGAGAAGCACCTAGCCGGTAAAAGTAATTTATGCACCGTCGGAAATCTAATTAAAGATCTTTCCGAAGAGGACCATAAGACTTTTACGGAGGCTTTAGATAATAACTACCCTACGCACTCTCTTGTTAGAGCTTTACGGGAAATCGGTTATAAAATGAGCGATAACTCTCTTAACGCGCATAGGCAGGGAAAGTGTAAATGCGTAAACGCGTAGACGAAATCTTAGAAGAACGTCAAGAGCAGTACGGAGACGCGCTACCGGCTTTTACGGCTATCGGACGTATTTGGGGAGCGCTACTAGGTATAGAAGATATAAAGGCTCACGAAGTAGCTCTAATGATGGACGCACTTAAAACGGTACGCCTGTTTAACGATCCTACTTTTATCGACTCGTGGGACGATAAAGACGGCTACCTACGCCTAGCCCGAGGGATCGTTGGCGTAAATGAGTCTTAAAGATTCCTTAGAAAATATAGGACACCAAGAAGAAGTAGAAGAGATACGTAAAGCTCTCGTAAACGCTCAGCTCCAACTAAAGAAGGCGCGTCAGCGTACGGAGGAACTAGCAGAAGCTACTTTCCGCGCTGCCTACGAAGCTACTTTAGCTATGGGAGCGATTAAGCCGGTAGAATCGCCAAGCCTAATAAAGACTAAAGGTAAAACAGAGGTAGCTTTAATACACGCTACCGACTGGCAAGGAGCGAAAGTAACTACCAGCTATAACTCCGAAGTAATGAAAAGGCGCGTAATGGAGTTTGCTGCGAAGTCGGTTAAAATTACTGAAATTCAGCGCAACGACCACCCGGTAAAAGACGCGGTAATTATGTTCGGCGGAGATATGGTTGAGGGACTCTTTAACTATCCGGCGCAATTATGGGAAGTCGATTCTAGTATTTTCGAGCAGTATACGACGGTCTCCCGGTTGCTCGTAGATTTCGTACGTTATTACTTAGCTAATTTCGAGAAGGTAACGGTAGTAGCCGAATGGGGTAATCACGGTCGTATCGGATCTAAGAGAGACCACGTACCGAAAGGCGATAACTTCGATCGTATGTGCTACGAATTAGCGCGGCAACTTCTAGCCGAAGAGAAGCGCCTAACGTGGGAGGATTGCCCGGAAGATATCCAACGGGTAGAGATCGGCAATTATCGCGCTCTCTTAATGCACGGAGATGAAGTAGGTCGCTCCGGATTCGCTTCACCGTCAGCGTGGCAAGCTGCCGGTAATCGTTGGAAAGCCGGCTCTTATCGTTGGGACTTCTCCGATATTTACTTAGGTCACTATCACCGCACCGCGTCTGAGCCTATGTCGGCTCAGGACGGGATGATTTACTGGACGGGATCTATCGAAAGCGATAACCGGTACGCTAGAGATTCTATGGCAGTATCGGGAGTCCCGTCGCAAAGATTACACTTTATAGATCCGATTAAGGGACGCGTTACGGCGCAATATCAGATTTGGCTAGACTAATGAGACCAAAAAAATTATTAACTCAGAATAGCGAATTAAAACCCGACGGAATTTATAACTGGACTCTCCCGGCTTTTGGCGTCAGGCTTACGAACGGTAAGACTATGAACGTCTGCCCTAATGCCGGAGCTTGCGCCTCGTTCTGTTATGCGAGGAATGGTACTTATAACTTTTCTAACGTAAAAGGTCGGCATATTGCTAACCTCGAATACACTTTAGAAGATCCGCAAGGTTGGTACGAACAGATGTTAGCCGAAGTATCGAAACCTAAAATGGTAGGAAAATTTATCCGGATACACGACGCAGGGGATTTCTACTCCGAAGATTATTTAAGGCTATGGCTACGAATTGCTGAAGCTACTCCTGAAGTTATTTTCTACTGCTATACCAAAGAAGTCTCTATGTTTAAGAGAGTCGTCGAGCCTAACTGCCCGGCTAATTTTCGGTATTTATATTCTATGGGCGGAAAGGAAGATCACCTAGTTAATAAAGATACAGACCGTCACGCTGAGGTATTTCCCGACGACGCGGCAATACTTGACGCAGGTTACTCTAATCAAGACGCTTCGGATTTATTAGCTATTACTTTACCTAGTAATAAAATCGGGATCCCGGCTAATAATATAAAACACTTTAATAAAAAAATGGCAGGTAGAACTTTCGGAGAATTACAAGTAGAACGAAATAAACCGAAGGAGCGACTATGAAAATTTTATCGCTAGGAGCCGGAGTCCAATCTACAACTTTATTACTGATGGCAGCCGAGAACTTATTAGAAGATAAATTAGACGCAGCTATTTTCGCCGATACCGGTTACGAGCCACAAGCGGTTTACGATCACTTAGACCGAATAGAAAACGAAATAGCTAAACCAGCAGGAATACCTATTTACCGAGTTACTGCCGGAAATATAAAAGATGACGCGCTAAGCGAGGAACACGGATTTGCTTCTATGCCTTTATTCGTCTCTAAGCCTGACGGATCTAAAGGTATGGCAAGAAGGCAATGTACCCGAGAATATAAAGTATCTCCGATCAAGAATAAGATCCGGGAATTACTAGGAGCTAAAGTATCTGAAACCGGATCAGTCGGTAGGGTAGCTAAAGATAAATACGTTGAGCAGTGGATCGGTATTAGCCTAGACGAATTTCACCGAGCTAAAGATTCCGACGTTAATTATATTAAAAATGTATTTCCGCTTCTAGATAAAAGGATGACTCGTAAAGATTGTATAACGATTCTAGATAAGTACGGTTACGGGAAAACTCCAAAGTCTGCTTGTATCGCTTGCCCGTTTAGGACTAACGAACAATGGCGCGAAATGCGAGATAACGCTCCGGATGAATTCTTAGACGCGGTTAATTTTGATAAGAAGATGAGGCAATTTCACGCGGATCAGCCGAGAACTAAAAATAATCTCTTTTACCTTCATAAGTCTTTTCTACCTCTAGACGAGGCTAACCTCTCGATCCGTTCACGTAAAGAGATAGCCGAAGATCAGCAGGAGCTAGAGTTTACGTGTTCTCCATTTTCTTGTAACGGAGACGAATCCGCTTACGGATTAGAAGTCTTTAACTAAGTGACTACGATAATCGCCGTACAAGACGTACACGGCGTACATTTTGGCGCCGATTCTTTAGTTACGGCTGGTCGAAAATATAACGATCCTCGTATGGTGAAAATTAGCGAGCGCGGAGCTTTTCTGATTGCCGGTAGTGGCGAAAGTGCGGCGTGTGATATCGCTCAGCATATTTGGGAACCGCCTAAAATTTTAGCTACCGATAAGAAGGATCTTTACCACTTTATAATAGCTAAAGTAGTCCCTAGTCTTCGGGAGTCTTTTAAGG